GTGCTATTCGATTCGCGGTCTGCAAAGCAGCTTCAGCCAGGCTCGCACCTGCTCGTGCAGGGATGCGATGGATTGCGATTGGTCGCGTCCCAATCGCGCAAGACATGGACCTATCGCTACAAGGACTCTGCTGGCCTGATGAAGCAGGTGAGGCTCGGCCATTGGCCTGAGATGTCGTTGGCGGAGGCCGTCTCAGCTTGGGGAGAAAAGCGCGACGGGCGTAGCGCAGGAGTTGATCCGGTCACTTCCCGTCGCAAGGCAGCGCTGGCCAAAAATGGTCCTGCCGTCTCGTCTACGGTGCGTGCGCTGCTGGAAGGTTTCCGCGATCACCTGGCAGGGCTTCGCCAAGCCGAGGGCGCGGCCCGGGCGTGGAGCGCTCTGGAGCGAATGCTGGATGAGGAGCCGGAGCTTGCAAGGACGGCGCCGCGTGAGGTGACCCGCGCACAAGCCTACGACGTGCTCGACAAGCGACGAGACCTTCCTGCGGCAGCCAAGAAGCTACGGGCACTGCTGGGGCAGGCGTGGGATTGGGGGCTCGATGCAGGGAAGATTGATGGCGCGGCGCCGAACTGGTGGCGTAGCCTTCTCAAAGGCCAACTGCGTTCAAAGGGAAAAATAGTCGGTGGGGAGCATGTGGGGTTTCGGCGCCGGGTGCTGTCCCAGGCGGAGCTGCGCAAGCTCCTGCCGTGGGCCCGGGCCAATATGTCGCAGAGCGCGCTGGATGGGCTGCTGCTGTACCTCTACACCGGCATGCGGGGTGTCGAGATTTTTGCTCTGCGCACTGAGTACGTGTCGCAGGAGGAGGATGGCTGGTGGATCACGTTCCCCGCCCACCTGCTCAAGATGGAACGGGATGCAGACACTGTGGACCACCGCGTTCCGCTGTTCGGTGAGGCGCTGGAGATCGTGCAGCGCCGCGTGTCCGGGGCCTGGGAAGGATGGCTGTTCTTCACGGGCCGGGGTGGGAAGTTCCGGCCGTACCACCGCAACACGTTCTCCAGCTACGTCTATTCGTTGATGCCGGAGTCCGCCAAGGCCAAGCGGCGAACGGGTGAAGGGCTGATCTGCCCTGTGGTGGATTGGTCACCCCATGCGTTGCGGCGCACGGCGCGCACGCTGCTCAGCGCCATTGATTGCCCGGAGGATGTGGGCGAGGCCATCATCGGCCACAAACCCGGGGTCATGGTGGCCAGCTACAACCTTCACACCTTCGATGCACAGAAGTGGCATTGGCTGAATCGGCTATGGCTGGTGTTGCGTAGTTTGGATAATGAATTACCAACAAAAAATGATTAACTTGTTGCGTGATAAGATCATGTGATTTGAATAATTTATTGAATAGAGGCTCAATTGAAAAAAATCCCGCAATATGTTGAAGACGATTTTTTTGCAGAAGACGACGATTATAAAATGGAGTGGGTAAAAGAAGATGTACAAAAAAATTTCGAGTCTACAACAAAATGGCTTTATTTGGGGGCTGACGCTGTAGACAAGACTTTTGCGAAAATTGGGTTAACTTTGGGTGATCTTAGCTCCAGATCATATAGTTCTGCAAATCCAGATTATTACATTTTTTGCGCATTTAAATTTCGTTATAACTGCACAGAGGAAGATATACGATCGGTTGAAGATAGGGTATTGGATTTTAGGAAATGGTACCTTTATCCTGAAAATTCTACTAAGAGGTTGACTCACTATGAGTCAGGGTTATTATCTGAGTGTTTCCGTCCTGTGAATTTTATGTGCTTTCTCCTTGATTTACATTACGAGTTGTACTCAAAGTTTCATCAATATTTCGTTACAATGGAATATAGGGGTGGGGTTGTTATAGATTGTATTTTTAGTCCTAAGTTGTCTGAAGGGTTGAAAAAACAGTATCTTGCTCGTCTTGTTATTTATGAATAATTGCAAGAAGTCTGTGTTGTTTTCTATAAATTTATACTCACTTGTGTATATGATATATTTTTGATTAAGTGGATGATAGAGACTTTGTATTTACTACTTTTCCAGCTCTGCCATATCCAGTATCGGGTGGCGGCAGGCATGTGGATGTCGGGCGAGACATCACCCAGGCCTCGACCTCTGCAACTATGAAGACGACGCGTCGGGGGCTCAATTGCCTAGGGCGGGGGAAGTCGCCAGTCTGCACCAGCTTTTGTATCTGGGATTCGGACAGATCCACCGCCCGCGCTGCCTCCTGAAGACTGATCGAAATAGGGCGCATCGTCACGATGGCCAGCGCATCACCACTCCTGGCAGCTTCGATTTTTTCTTTCTTGGTCATGGCGTGTTCCTCCAGTGCCTGCAGATGGAGCCAGGCGAGAAAAGGCCCGCGGGTGCGGGCCAGGTGGGTGGGATCAGGCGGCCCGGCGCAGCTGCCAGGCCGTGGACTCGGGAGAGTTGAGCGAGACGATTTGCTCCATGGGCACGGGGCTCACGGAGTTGCCCACCATCTTCACCTGGGCGGTTTTCGTCAGGGGCTTGCCGGAGGCGGTCCGGTCGATGACGTAGCCAGGGGGGAAGTCCTGGGCGTTGTAGAGCTCGCGCGGCACCAGCATTCGCAGCGTGATGTCCACGATCACCCAGGGCTCGCCTTTGAGCCACACGGTCACGAGCGCCAGGCGGTCGCGCGTGGTGATGGTGGTCATCGGGTCGCGCAGGTCCGCCCACTGGCCGCCGCTGGCGTGGTAGCGCATCAGGAAGGCTGCGCAGCGCAGGGCGCCGGCCTCCTGCTCGGGCGACAGGTGGTACTGGACCAGGCCAAAGCGTGTCGCTCCGGCGAGCACGGTCTGAGCGGGGTCTCGCAGATCGCTACCGATCGCGTTCTGGCCGAGCGCCGTGAGGTGGGCGGCTATCAGCTGCTGCTGGCTGCCGCTGGTGGTCACGGTCGATACAGGGTCGCGCAGGTTGCGGGCCGGCGTGCTGTTGAACCCGCCGTTGGCTTGGACCATGAAAGCGGATGCCAGGCTCTGCCCGCCGCCGCTGGCCGTCACCGTGCCCAGCGGTCCCCGGATGTCGTTGGCGCCGTGGCTCCAGCGCTTGCCGCCGTCCTTGCCCTCGCCGTGCCCGGCCTGCACCAGGTATGCCGAGCTGACGGCGTGTTTGATGCCGCCGGCCGTCACCGTGCCCAGCGGCTGGGACAGGTCGAGCACACGCGGGGCCTGGCCCTTGGCTTCGCCGTAGCCCATCTGGATGAGGGTCGGAGACACCAGGGCACGGCAGCCACCTTTTTCCGTGGCGATGGTGCTCATGGGCCTGTCGAGCATTTCGATCTTCCCGCCGTGGGCCATGTTCACGATGAACGGCTGGAGGGTGTTCAGCACGAACTTGTCCAGGCCGTGGGCGATTCGCCGCATGGTGGCCGGCACCAGTTCCTTCTTGCGCCCGAAGATGCTTTGCCCGGGGATGCTCCAGTCGATGCACTCGGCTGCTTGGCGGAATGGCTTCTGGCCCGGCTTCGGGTTCTTCCAGTGCGTCTGCGCTGGCCAGACGATGGGCAGGCCGTCGCGGCGGGCGATCAGGTACAGCCGCGTGCGGGTGCTGCGTGAGCCCAGGGTGGCGTTGCAGATCACCCGCCATTCGACCTTGTAGCCCAGGTCGCGCAGGGCCTGGATGAAGTGGCGCCAGTTGCGGCCCTTGTGCTTCGGGTCCGGCACCAGGAACTGATTGCGACGCGGCACCACCTCGCCGGGTTCGGCTACGCGGAAGGTGGCTTTTCCGGTGGCGTGGTCCGTGATGCGGTCCAGCGTGATGGCGCGGCCCGTGGCGGGATCGCGCTTCGCAATCAGCGGGGACCACTGCATCATCTGCTCGACGTTCTCCAGCGTGATGACATCGGGCTGGGTCTTGCCGGCCCAGCGGATGACGATCCACGCGAGCGACCGGATTTCCCCGTTGCGGGGCTGGCCGCCCAGGGCCTGGCTGTGATGCGTGCAGTCGGGTGATGCGTGGAGGAGGCCCACCACCTCGCCGCGTGTCACGGCCAGTGGATCCACTTCGCGGATGTCGGAACGGTAGTGCCTGGTCTGCGGGTGGTTGACCTCGTGCATGCCGATGGCATCGGCATCGTGGTTGATGGCGACATCGACGGGCCGGCCTATGGCCTGCTCAATGCCAGTCGATGCGCCGCCGCCGCCGGCAAACAAGTCAATCACCAGCTTGGCGGCGAGGGGCAGGAGAAATTGAGGGGTGAGCATGCGGCTCCTCGGAATTTGGGTCAAAAAAAGCCGCTCGCGGCATGGCCGGGCGGCTTTGGTGGTTGTGTGCTGTGTCAGCTGGCGGGCGTCTCGTCCCAGGTGCGGCCGTCCAGCTGGCGGCCTGCGGCCTTTTTGCCGACCCTCTCAAGGATGCAGCGAGCGCCAAACGCAGTGAATGCCCTGGGGTAGTGCTCGGTGCGCACAAAGCGTTCGCGCTCGTGCTTGTAGTCGCCGAATGCGAACTTTCCAGGCGCTTCGCTGGGATATGACCCTGCCGGCGCCCATTCGCCCCACTGCTTGAATAGGAACGGCACCCCAGCGTTTACGCATTGGTCGCGCAATTCCCTGGCCCACTGAATGCTCATGGGCCGCGCGCCGGGGCCGCTCTCGCCGCCGACGATCACCCAATGGATGCCGCTCTGGATCAGCCAGGGCTGGCAGATCTTCAAGCCTCCACCTTGGTCCAGGTCAGGCCCAGGGCGAGGACGCTCCAGATTCACCGGCCCCAGCAGCGGCTCCATGCTCAGGAAGCGCACGCGCGCCGGCACGGCCAGCAGCTTCGGGATGTCGCGGTCTGCCTCGGCCTGGTTGGTGATGGTGGCGCCCAGCCACACGTTGCTGGGCGGGGTGCCGTCTTCGGTCCAGTCCTGAAGCCACTGCGACAGCGGCTGCGCATCCACGGGTGGCCAGTTGTCCAGCACCCAGTTGTGGGCCTCCTGCAGGCGCTGCCGCACGATGCCAACACGCTTGGTCAGTAGCAGCCAGTCGAGGTGCGGCGTGGTGCGCACCAGCTCAAGCAGGTCCACCAGCCATTCGATAGGCACAGCGTTGTCCGCCCAGTCGGCCAGCGATGCGGAGAACACGCCCTGGCGGCGGCCATGCTGCGCCATGAATGCATCAGCCTGCGCGTTCCAGCGGCGCGGCATGGCCCAGGTAGCAGGGCTGGTGCGGCGGCGCGGTGCGCCTGGGCCCCAGTTCACGGCCTGGCCACCGGCGAAGCGCGCGTTGCGCGTCTCTGCGTAGCAGTGGTCACAGCCCGGGCCCACCTTCTGGCAGCCTTCCCAGGGGTTGAACGTGTGGTCGGTCCATTCGATCTTGCTGTTCTCGGACATTGAGGCTCCATGAAAAAAGCCAGCACAATGGCTGGCAACTTGCAATTCTTGGCCTAGTTGACATTTCTAGGAATTTCTTTCGAAAGGGTGATTTTGTGTTGACGAAAATTGAATGGATTTCAATGCTTGTTGGGATGATTTTGCTATTGTTGATAATTTTGTGTGGAGTGTTGACTATCTATCCTGGGTGGGAGATCTTTTCTGATTTCTTTAGAAAGATTGAGATTACGATTGACGCCTCTGCCATTATTTCTGTTGTGAGCATGTTTGTCGCTCTTGGTGGTGCGATTTATGCTTCCATAGTTCCAATAAGGTCCAATAGGAAATCGTCGGCGAGTGCATCTCGTGTTCTAGCAGTTAATGCTCTTACGGTCTTTATCGCTATCGAAGTAAGGCGTGGATTAAATAATCCATCCACAATGCAGCTTCATTCAAATTCACTCAATTCTTACTTAAAGGGTATGGAAAATATCCCTCTAGGTGACTTGCCAGCGAGGCAACTACAGGCGCTGATTAATATTAGGACAAACTGCAATCAATTGCTTTTGATTATTTCATCTTTGGATGGCGCGTTTGAAAAAAACATTGACTTTGTTGAGCGCTGGGTTATAGGTATGAAGGGCGTTTTGGCCACAGAGATCAACGCACTATATAGATCATTCAATGGCCTTAAAGCAGATGTTTTAGATATTCATTCTCTAGAAAAAGGAGTAAAGGATTTGTGGGGAATTGGACAGTCTATTGCGGAAAAAATTTGAGGCTACGTACTTTCAAATTATTAAAAAGGCCGCCCGGTCCTTGCGATTGATCCAGTTCGGCGGTTTGCCCCGGCCGGTCCAGGTCGCGCCGGTGGCGGGGTCGCGGTACTTCGGGGCGCCAACACTGGCGGCCTTGGCCTTGCCCTGGGGGAAGACATCGGCAGCGGTCAAGCCGTGCTCCTGGATCAGCGCGCGGGCTGCGGCGATGCCCTCGGCTTTGTGCTCGGCCTGGGCAGCTGCGATCTGGGCTTCGAGTTCGGCCTTGCGGGCCAGCAGGTTCTGGTATTCGGTCATTTCAGGGTTTCCTTTCTGGGACAGGGTGATCAGTGGCCGCAGGGCAGGGCATCGCCGCGGTGGTGGTATTCGGGCAGTTCGGCGCCACAGCCGAAGCAGTGCGTGGGCTTCTGCTCGTCCCACCAGATGATGCGGGCACGTTCGGCGGCGCGGCGCGCGGCTGGCAGATCGCGCTCGGCGCGCGTGGGCTGGTGTTCGGTGTCTTGGTTCATGCAGTTGAAGCTGGGGCCGCCGGCCGCATCCAGATGCTGGCGAGCATGTCGGTAGCGCGCGGTCGGGAGGGGTTGCGGATGCGATAGCGGCGGTACTTGTCACAAACGCAGGCGTTGCACTGGTCGGCCAGCCCGTCGGGGCTTTTGACCAGGGCGCGGAAGAAGCCCACGTCGGCGGGCCAGGGCTCGCCGCAGGTGGTGCAGACCTTTTCGGAGGTAGTGGCCATGGCGGTGGCATTCGCAAAGGGCGCCCCGACAGGACGCCCCTGCGATCAGTTGCGCGCGGTGTTCGGAGCGCCGTTGAGGATCTGCAGCTCGGTGGCGGCGGCGATCTTTTCGCGCAGGTCCTTCACGGCCTGCTCAATCACCTTGTGGGGGCGCACGAGTTCCAGCCAGAGCAGCAACTGGCCGCCGTCGGCGATGCGGTAGCGCAGGCGAACATCTACGCGCCACTTGTCGCCGTTCTCGAAGACGGGAATGCCCAGGCTGAACTGCTCGGGCACCTGCAGCTGACCCTGGCGCGCGCTGCCCTGCACGTCTTCGTCATAGGTGAACTGGGTCGAGCCGTCCGACAGGCGCACGCTGCTCTTGAAGTCCACCTTCTTCTTGGCTTCCAGCGTGCGGCAGACCTCCAGCAACGTGGAGCCGTCCGGGCTGCCGGGTTCGCGCGCTGCCGGGTCGGCAGCGATGAATACGACATCAACCAGGTTGCTCTCGATGAATTGGGCCAGATCGACCTGGCCGACCTTCTTGCCATCCATGCCGGTCCAGGCCTTCCACTCGGGTGCAAGGGGGGCGTTGTACCGGGCCTGATGATCGCCCCAGCCCGTGGCCACCGCGATGTGATTGAACACAGCCGTGAAGGTGGGCGGGTCGATGGTGCTGAACAGGCGAGTGGATTCACCCTTCTGGTCGTTGACCACGGCGATGAACGATTCGGCATCGTTCAACTGCACCGTGCCCTTCTTGCGGGTCGGGGCGGCGAGCGTGTGGCTCAGGTCTTCAGCGGTGAAGCCATCGGGGAGCAGCACGATGGGCGCGCCGGCGCCGACAAAGCGCACGGCTTGATGGCTGGCTGCCTGGATTTCACGGCTAGCGGTTTCGGTCTTGGTGTCTTGCAGGTCCACGGGGTTCTCCTTGAGGGACTGGGTTGAGGGAATGGGAGTCAGCCGACGACGCGCAGGCCGGGCTGCTGCTCAGGGGCTGTGGCGGTTTGGCGCAGCTCCTTCTGGGCAATGGATTCCTGCGACACGTCGCGCACGCCATCCAGCGTTTGCTGGCGTGGATCGCTGCGCTGCAGGTTGTTGTCGGGGGTCGTGAAGAGGATGGTTCGGCCCTTGGTGGGCGCGGGCAGCTTGGTCTTCACATCGGTGTCCAGCTCCATCTGGCCGGCCTTGCCGCCGATTGGCTTCATCTTGATGGTCAGAGTCAGCGAACCGGCTTTGCCCGTTTCCGTGGTTGCGTGCACCAGGTCGTTCAGTGCCTCGGTGGCCTCCTCGCCCAGGAAGGGCGCGCTGTTGGCCAGGAAGTCGGCGAAGGCCTGGCGCTTGGCCTTGAGGGTGGGATTGATGAGCTTGCTCACTGGATGCTCCTATCTGGTTGAGGCGAAAAAATGCCCACCAAGTGGTGGGCGTTGTGGGAGAGCAGGGGAGGGCCGGCTAAATCGCGCCGCCTTCGGTGTCGTCGGCGGGCAGGTGCTGGATGGCGGGCGCAGGGATGGCTGGCGTGCGCGGCGCAGGAGGCCCGGCCAGGAACTCTTCGCGTTTGGCATAGAGCTGGTCGATCAGGGCGTCGGCCAGGCGCGGCAGGTCACGGGCGTTCATCAGCACCGCGCTGCGGTCCTTCTCGAAGGGCACGCCCAGGGCTGCAAGGTTTGCCGCGTTGAGCTGCAGCACTGGGGCGAAGGCCGCGCAGATCTGCGAGAGGTTGAGCTTCTCGGGGTTCGGCATGGCGATCAGTGGGCCTGTGCCTTGAGCTGGGACTCGCGCATCGCCTGGTAGCCGGCGAGCATGGGTTCGAGCTGCTGACGCAGATCCACGCCGGGCTCCAGGCTCGTGCCAATGCTGGCCAGGGCGCAGCCCATGGCATATAGCCCGCCATAGACGGCGAACGCGTTGCCATTGCGCTGGCCGTAGCCGCTCAGGATTTCGATGATGGGTTCGGCCACATGCGTCATTGCATGGGCGTGGTGGTTTGGCGTGATTTCGCGGGTGACGCGCGCGCCTTCGATGGGGTCCGTGGAATGGGTCATGAGCTGGTGCTCCAGGTTCAAAAAAGGGGTGCTCCGGAAATGGCTGCCGCAGCAGCGATACCGGCGGCCGAGATGGCCGACCAGAGGAAAAAGCAGAGGAGGTTGCTCATGGCAGCTCGCGCAGGCATTCCATCGACTTCGGGCTGGTCCACACGACTGCGTGACCGGGCGGGCAGGCCTGGGCAGCGCTGTGCGCGCGCTGCACTTCCGCTGCGCTGTCCGCGGGGTCCTGGGCAGCACCGGCATCCGCGCAGGCGCTGAGCGCCAGAGCCACAAGCAGGACCAGGCACAACAGAAGCCAGCCGCCGGGCGTGGGCGCCAGGCCCGGCTCGGACACAGGGCCAGGGCTCGAGGCCTCGCGAAGGAAGCGTGCATCGGGGTCAGGATTGAAGGGCTCGGATGGGATCACTCGTTGCATTTGGGCTCTCCAGAAACAGCAATCCCGCCAGAGGGCGGGATCGGGGAGGTGGCTGCTTGCCGCTGTCGGCGCTGGGCCTCCTGCTCGGCAATGAGGCGCTCTTCTTCGCGCCATTCGGCATAGGTCTGAGGCTCATACGCGACGCGGCCGCGTTCGCCGCGCAGGCGGTTGAATCTGGATCTCATGGTGAACCTCAAAAAAGCGCCCGCCCCATATTGCTGCAGGGCGGGCCAAGTGCCGCACAAGGCGACCCACGAAACAAAAAAGGCCCTGCAACTGGTGAAGCTGCAGGGCCTTGGTGGAAAGTGCCGATGCCTTGAAGGCGTGCCTGGGAATTAGAGAGGGAGGGAGGAGGAACCCAGGCTCGGCGTGAAACTGATTGCGTCCACGATACCCTGCACGCGGCCGGGCAAATGTGAACGGAAAGTAAAAGGTGCAGGGCTCCCACCTGCTGCGGCTGGTCAGGCCTCTGCGACCCCGTGGCCAGGGTATGGATTGATGGCCGGCCGTATTCGCCCCGGCTTTCCCTCTACAACGGTTTGGCGGACTCTCACCGCTTGCGGGTGGGCAACTACCCGTCACGATTGGCCATCACAGATAGGGGCCGGTGCTGATCTCCGGCTTGGCGGCGTTACAAGGTACGGTTGCGACCCGTTTATCCTATCCGCCCGAGGTTCCTTCTGTCGCATCAGCCTGCGCATTCCCTATCTGTGATGGCCCTCGTCTTTCCGAGGCGTCAGGCTGCCGGTTACGGTTCCGGCATCACTTTCGCGCGCGGCTGCACGCTACTTGGATCGTCAGGGGGTTGAGTTCCGAAAGCCTCGCCAGGGCTGTCGGTGCGGCATCAATGGGCCGCTGTCAATCCGCTCAATCGGGATTGCAGGTCACAGCGCCAGGCGCCGCTCCATGTCCTGCAGGGCTGCGCAGGATTCGCGCAGCTGGGTGGCCATGGCGTTGAGTCGGCGCACCAGAGGAGTGGGGGATGCAGGCTCGGCTTCGTGCGCGCTGCCCTCGGCAGAGACGCCGGCCGCCGACAGCACAGGCTCCAACCGGCCTGAAATGCGCCTGATGGTGTTCTGCAAGTCCTCCATGCCTGCATCGATGTTGCTGAGCGCGGCTTCGACCTGGCTAACGGGTTGGGCCTGGGCAGCGGCGTGCAGGGCGCTGACTCCGCGGGCAGGGGCGGCGCCGAGATGGGCGAGGGAGTTGGTCTGGTTCACGGTGGTCTCTCCTGTGGTGGTGGCGGAAACAGAAGCGGCCTCTCTGGGAAGCCGCTTTTGTTTCGCCCCGATGCGCTCGGGGAGGGCGTTGATCTGGGCTTTTCTTTTCTTGGCATCCCAGTTCATGCCTCACTCCCGTTTTCTTGACCCAGGAGGCGGTTCGCAGTGCAGTGGTAGCTCGCCTGCTGCCGGCTCAAGTCCGGCATACATGCGGCGCCATATCTCGTTCGCGATGCCTGATCCCATCCAGGGGCAGAGCGCTACTTGCCTTCGCACCGGCAGGTTTAAGAATTCACGCCGCGCCATGCCCGCGGTGCCCTGTCTTTACCCAGCCGTGCTTGCTGCAAGAGCCAGAGCGCGCCGGTCGATGCCGTGGTGCCCAACTTCCCCGCTTGGCCGCGATGTGAGGTGCCGAGTCGTTGGAATTTATTGTAAACATGTTTACATGGTGATGCTCAATTATTTGTAGATGAGTTTACAAAAAAGCGAGTTTTAGTTGTCCGGAAGATTCCGCTTGTGGGACATCTTTGGTCGCAGCTATGATTGCTGCATGTATGGAAACACAGTACTTTCAGACGCGACTGAAGGGCGCACGCTCGTCAGAGTTCGAAGTGCGTGTGAAGCTGAGGCAGAGATAGAGGGGTGTATCCGGGAGTTGACGACTCAGGGCGTAAAAGCCTTGATCTTCCCGAGCGAGGAGCTGCTTAAGACTTGGCGGACACGTCTTGCAGCACTTGCATGATGGCAGTGCTCGCTGCGTTGAATGCCTTTGCTCGACTGAGCTTGTCCGACTGCGGAATCATGTCAAAAAGCACTCCCAGCTCTACGGCAGCAGGGGTCAGCTCTGAGGGAGCGCTGATCGTGGGCGCCTGTTCCATCTGACCTTCGCCGGTCAGCAGCCACCTCGAATTCACCTTCAGATAAGCGGCAACTTTTTCATGCGCTTCGGTGCGTAGCTTCTGATCCCGGCCTTTGGAGTTGGTCAGGATCATGCCTATGTTCTGAACGGAAGTGCCTGCCGCTTTGGCAACGTCCTTGCGTTCGATCTCACGCCCAAGCGTTTCCGATCGCTTCTGCATGGCTTGAAGTAGACGTTCCCCGTAAAGCATGACGCACCTTAATCCTTGGTGTGTAAATTCGGTTGCGTTCATGTCTGTAAACATGTTTACAATCGAGCATGAAGAAAGATCGTGCTATCGAGCTGCTGGGTGGAACCCCCAAGAAGGCCGCTGAAGCGATGGGGTACCGCGCGGTTCAGACCATCTACCTCTGGCCCGATGTGCTTCCGCAAGCCACAGCGGACCGCGTGATGGGTGTTGTTGGGCGAATGCCAAAGCCGGGAAAACGGCGTCGACGTGCACAGCCCACCCCCCAGGAGCAAGGCCATGCATAAGCCCTACCGCTGGGGCGACGTGCCCCCGCCCGCAGTGCATCGCCTGAAGCAACGGCGCCAGCAGCGCGAAGTGGGTTTGCGTACTGAACCTGAGCAGGCCCAGTTGGCAGCCGTTCTACAAGAGCTGCTGGAAGAAATCAGGCAGACGAAGCTTTCCTGGATTGACGAATGACTTCGGCAACGTCCTCCAGGCGCTTCAGCGATTCCGTAACGAATTCCGTAGTCGGGTGTGCCTTGAGCCATTCGTTCCGGAACTGCACTTGTTCCTCCTCGAGCCGCGCCAGCGCCGCTGCTGAAGTCCCAGTGGCAGATAGCTGCTTGATCTGCCAAGCCTCGATGGCTTGTCCGAGCCGGACATCCCTGGTCTTCACCGCCATGTCCCGCACCCGCTCTGCCAGCAGCAGTTCCTCCGTACTGAATTTCATGTCCGCCCCTTCTGGGAATGGTTGTGTAGGAACTTCCATTCTGCCCCGGGAGGCGGCGGGCACCTTTCCCCAGAACCAACCCCAGGAGTAGTCCCGCATGCGTGACACCCACGAAACTTTGAGCCGCGCGGAAGCCGCGGCGGCCAAGGCCGTGCTCGCCGCCCTGGCCAACCTGGACTACGACCAGGTCGAGCGCGTACTGGCGCGTGTCCAGGACCAACTGGGCCAAGAGGCTGGCGCGCCGATGTTCGCGCGCGGCATTGCCGGCCCGCTGGGCAAGCTGGACATCCAGCTCAAGACCAAGGTGGACGAGTCCACTGCCGAGCAGTTCCGCCGCAACTGCGTGCTGAAGGGCACGGACACCTCCACGGTGCTGCGCGACGCCATCTACGTGATGACCTGGGAGCGCAGCTATCGGCAGATGGTGGCTGAGAAGTTGATGCATGAGGAGCAGTCTGCCAGCCGACTGCATTCGCTCATAGGACCCTTTGGGGCCCCCGAATTCGGAGGGCCTGCCCGATGAGCGCGATCACCGCAATTTCCGCCGCCGTGCTGACCATGAGCAGCCGCGAAATCGCCGAGCTGACGGGCCGCGACCACGGCAACGTGATGCGCGACATACGCACGTTGCTGGACGATCTGCAGGCTTCAGATTTGAAGCCTGTTTGCGAAACAACGACTTACGCGGGCGCCAATGGCCAGCGCTATCCGCAGTACGAACTGGACCGAGACACCTGCCTGACCTTGCTGCTGGGCTACGACGCCGTGGCGCGCATGAAGGTGGTGAAGCGTTGGCAGGAGCTGGAGCACCAGGCCGCCCCTGCCGTGCCGCGCACGATGTCCCAGGCGCTTCGTCTGGCCGCCGAACAAGCCGAGAAGATCGAGCAGCAGCAGGCCGCCCTGGCCCTGGCCGCGCCCAAGGTTGAGTTCGTGGACCGCTTCGCTTCTGCCGAGACTGGTGCCATGGGCTTCCGCCAGGTCTGCAAGCTGCTGCGCGCGAACGAGGAGCGCTTCCGCGCGTTCCTGCTGGACAACAAGGTGATGTACCACCTGGGCGGCCGACTGACCCCGCTGGCCCAGCACATGGACGCAGGCCGCTTCGTGGTGAAGGCTGGCCACGCCCAGCACAGCGACCACGCCTTCACGCAGGCCAAGTTCACAAGTAAGGGGGTGACGTGGATTGCCGGCCTGTGGGGCCAGCACCAGGCCCGCCTGGCGCAAGGGGAGCGTGCATGAATCTCGCTTCCATGCTGGACCGGCCCATCGCCTTCCAGCGTTCCTTTGTGCACCTTGGCGCCGGCATCACTGGCGCCCTGATGCTGTCCCAGGCCGTGTATTGGGCCAACCGTGGCTCCGACGACGGCGGCTGGTTCTTCAAGACACAGGTGGAATGGGAGGATGAAACAGGCCTCAGCCGTACTGAGCAGGAGACCGCCCGCAAGAAACTGCTGTCGCTGGGGCTCATGGAGGAGGCCCGCCGAGGCATCCCGGCCAAGCTGTATTTCCGGGTCAGCATCGATGCGCTGGTGAGCCAGTTGGAGGGCCTGGAGACCCCCTGCAAACAAGATTGCAGGAATCCTGCAATCAAGGATGCGGGAACCCCGCAAGCAGGTTCGCAGAAATCCCGCAAACAGGTTCGCGGGAAAGCTGCAAACAGGTCTGCAGGAAACCCGCAATCTAAACTAAGTAAGACTACAACAGAGACTACTTCAGAGACTACAGCAGAGAGTATTGCGACGGGGGCTGAAGCCCCCCACGCTGCTGCTGAGCCGATGCGTGTGACAGCACCCAACGGGACCATCCACGAGATCCCTGCTGAGCTGCGCTACCCCGGTCCGGACACCAAGTCCCACAAGACCTGGATCGCCTACGCCATTGCCTACGAGGGCCGGTACCGCAGCTGGCCCGTCTGGAACCAGACCGTGGGCGGCCAGATCTGCAACTTCATCGACCGCGTCGGCGCCGAGATCGCCCCCCGCATTGCCGTGCACTACGTGCGCCGTGTGCAGGAGGATTTCATCGTCCGGGAGATGCACCCCGTTCGCCTGCTGCAGCAGAACGCGGAGAAGTGGGCAACGCAGTGCCAGACCGGCCACACCATGACGAGCACCCGTGCCCGGCAGGCTGACCAGCTGGACGCCAATGCTTCGGTGGCCGATGACGCCATGGGCATCCTGCTCGCGGCACGCGCAGCAGCAGGGGAGGGCGGCGCATGCTGAACGACGAGCAACTGCGGTGGTTGCTGCAGCAACTGGCTAAGACTGCCGAACTGCTGGGCCATGCCATCACCCCGACGCGGCCGCCGTCATGGCCGATGACCTGGCCGGCTTTCCGCAGGAAGTCCTGAAGCTGGCTCTGGCCCGCGTGCGCGCCGAGCACACAGGCCGGCTCACGCCCAAGGTGATCATCGAGCGCCTGGAGGCGCTGGCCGGCCGCCTGACCCCCAATGAGGCGTGGGCCACCGTCCTGCAGGCTCAGGATGAGCGCGCCACCGTGGTCTGGAACAGCGAGATGCAGGAGGCCTGGGCCATCGCCGCGACGGTGGCCGCCGGCGGCGACAAGATCGGCGCCCGCATGTCGTTCCTGTCGGCCTACGAGCGCATCACCAGCCTGGCCCGCGCCACGAAGCGGCTGCCTGCGCCTCTGGTGTCCTTCGGTACCGACCGCGAGCTGCGCGCCCTGGCGCTGCGCAATGCGTGGGAGCGCGGCCAGCTGCCGGCGCCCACCGCCGTGGTGCTGGCCCTGGAAAACGGAGTGACGCTGCCCGAGGCCATCTTCAACGGCGAGACGCTGGCACAAGCCGTGCAGCAGGGCCTGCTTTCCGCCGAAGCGGCACGCGACCACGTCCAGCATGGCCGCCTGGCTCTGGCCGCGCCCGCGATCAATCCGGTGGCACTGCTGGCCGGCAAGGTGCTCCCGACCAAGGACGCAACGCCGGAGGTGCGCCGCCGCCTGGCCGAGCTGCGCGACGAGGCCGCGCGCCGCACGAACCGCTTCACCCGTGCCCAGGTCCAGGCCCGCGCCGCCCGCATGCGCCTGGGCCAGGCCAAGCGCGGCAGCCGCCGCCGTGGCGCGGCACCAGCAGGGGAGCCAGCCATGACCGCCATCCATCCCGCCGCGACCCGCGCCTACCTGGCGCTGCCTTATGCGTACACGCTCGCACAGGAGCTGTCGGCCAGCGAACGGCAGCCGCTGCACCAGCGCAAGCGCGAGCCCATGGCCGCTGCAGTCCTGGCCGCCGTGCATGCCGTGGGCTACGCCGCTCCCACGGTGCAGCACTGGCGCGACCTGGCTGACGCCGCGAACCTGTCCGAAACGCTGCTGGGCATGGGCGTATTCACCGAGCCCGAGGCCCAGAGCCTGTTTGCCGATGCGGTGGCCGCCGTCGTGGATCTGGGCCGCAAGCACGGCCATGGCCAGGAGATGCGGCTGAACGCCGTGCAGCTGGGCCACCTGGTCGAGTTCGGCGAGGCCTACGGCCAAGTGCTGGAGGTGATCCCGGCCCGCACCTTCATCCGCGCGCACCGCGCGACCGAACGCCGTCTGCGCGAGCTGCTGGTCAACAGCCACGGCAGCGACTCCCATGAATTCATCGTCGTCTGAACACCAATGGCAGCAACAACCAATCAATCTCAGCGAGGCAGCCGTGGCGCACCTCGTCAAGCTGGCCCAGCAACCCGGGTGGTGGGAGTACGTCAAGGCCAGGGCCAGGGAGCTGGACAGGGACGAGTCCCGGCTGTTCGTGGACATCGAGCAGCAGGTGGTGCAGCAGTTGCAGGCGCTCGCGTGGCGCCCGCCGCCCCGCGCGTGACAGTGCCGGCTGGGCACCAGGGCCCGATCACGGTGCTGGGCATGGACCCGGGCAAGCATACGGGCCTGGCCTGGATCGTGGACGGCCATCTGCAGGCGCTGGAGGAGATTGCGCCAGCGCAAATCCTGCAGACGCTGCAGGGCAGGGCGCCCACGCTGGTGATCTTCGAAGACAGCCGCAAGGCGCGGAAGACCTGGACCGGCCAGGGCAGCGCCGCAGCGCGGGCCAAGATGGCGCGCAACGTGGGCGAGATAGATGCATGGTGCGTGCTGATCGAGACCTTGTGCGCCAGCCTCGGCATTGCCTGCTTCGGCCTGGCCCCCAGCGCCAAGGCCGGCAGTGCCCACGGCGCCAAGATCGATGCCGCCACGTTCAGCCGCCTGACCGGCTGGGCTGGCCGCAGCAATCAGCACCAGCGTGACGCCGCAATGATCGCCTGGTCCTTCCGGAGGGCCCGGCCATGAAGCGCATCTACATCGCCGGCCCGATGACAGGCCTGCCCGACTTCAACTATCCGGCCTTCAACCGCGCCGCCGCCTTGCTGCGCGCCCAGGGCCACCATGTCGAGAACCCGGCCGAGAACCCCGCACCAGCGTGCGGCAGCTGGGCCGGCTACATGCGTCTGGCGCTGCCGCAGCTGTGCACGTGCGATGCGGTCTACATGCTGCCCGGCTGGCGCGGCTCCAAGGGCGCGCGCGTGGAGCATGGCTTGGCCCTGGACCTGGGCATGGAGGTGCAGGACTTCGATGCCGGCGCAGGGGAGGGCGTTGCCCATGCTTGATTTCCGCCCCGACCTTCCGCGCCGTGGCCAGCGCGGCCCCGTGCGTGGCGTGCCCCAGCACCCGCCCCTGTGGCGCGGCGCCGCAATGCGCGAGCGCATCGACGGCCCCGATGCCCTGGGTCGCTACCGCTTCTCCGTCTGGTCGGAAAACCGCTGCTGCCGCCTGGAGCAGTACGGCCCCACACGCGTGTGCGTGATGAACGACCACGGTTTCCTGGTGCAGGTCGATATTGAAGGGGATGTCCGATGAGGGTAATGCTCGTCTCAGAAATGGCTCGTGAACTGATCGACCGCCCGACCAGTAGGCCCAGTTTCATCCTTCCGCCTTCGTGGAAGCCTTTGGTGGATGCGCTGATGGTCGACCCCAATCCCGAGGGCGAGGCCTTTCTGACGCGTGCAGCATTGAACGGGGCAAACATCCTGTACCAGCGTTCTCCTGTCCGGCCTGCACTACCCGCCGGTGGTGTGTTCGACACCTTCCCGTGGGAGGTAATGGATCGGCTGGATTCTTGGCGGGAGGCGCATCCGTGGCGCTGACACGCAGGCCGTTCAAGTCCAAGAGTCCATGGCCTGTGGCAGGTGCGACCAATCTGGACCGCGAAGAGCGCCTGGCGCAGCGCGCGGCCCGAGCCATGGATAGCGCCCGCGCCACTGCCGGCTTGGCGTGCACCAGCATCGTGGTGATGGGCGCAGCCAGCACCGGCCTGGTCGTGCCCAAGGCCGAGATTCTCGAATGCGAGGCCTACCGCCGCGCCGTCGCTGCGCTGCCGTGCATCTGGTGCGGCATCTCCGACTTCAGCCAGCACGCGCACCTGAACCTGGGCAAGGGCATGGGCATGAAGACAGACGACCGCACGGGCTTTCCCCTGTGCTGCACGCGCCCCGACATTGAGGGATGCCATGTGGCTTACGACCAATACCGCCTTGTTGACGGCGGCCGCGAAGCCCACCGGGATTACGGCCTCGAGTGGGGCCGCATCACCCGCCACACGATTCTTGAATCCGGCCAATGGCCACAACGCCTGCCACTCTGGAGCGAAAACGTATGAACCAAGCCACCACCAGCACCATCCACAAGACAGCCGGCGGCAATCCGGACACGGGCGCGGTCGAGGCCGTGCCAACGCTGACGCAGGTCTATGAGGCGATCCGCCAGCTGCACGAGGCCGGCGAGGAGCCGACGCGCGATCGCATCCAGAAGATGACGAGCCTGAACCTCACCACAGTAGACGACCGCATCAAGGTGTTGCGCGGCGAGGGGATGATTGCGGCTGTGAAGCAGTGCTATCGGCCGGTGCACCAGCACGGGCCGGCGCGGGATGTGGTCATCGTGCACCTCAACGACGGGCGCACGATGGTGGAGATCGGCGAACATGTGATGCACCTGGTTCGCCCGGAAGCAGCGCGCTTGGGCCAGGGCCTGGCCGGCGTTGCACTGGAGCACACGGCGTTGGGGCGCATACAGGAACTCCAGGACAAGCTGATTGAGGAGGCGTCAAAACGTATGGCGTTGGAACGCAAACTTCGCGCGTTAGAGTTGCAGAGAAAGGCTGACGGTAGGCAGGGTGACCTACTGGCGTCTCTGTGAACACGGGGTTATCTAGGGATTTTATCTTGACTCGGCTTGATATCGCTCGAGCAGAGATTGTCCATAAATATACTCTAGTTCGTCAATGGTAGGTGACTTCTCTTTTCCAGTCGCCTCAATTGTGATTTGTGAATCTTGAGGGAAGCTAAGTTCAGCTGCCAGAATGCGTAAATGAATTTTGAATTTCCCGGGTGCTGAGGGAATAATTGCCAAAGTGTCGGGTGATCGTTTTTCTTCGCTTGGCATTAGCGAGCCAAATTGGATTTGGCAAATAGGGGTGCTACTGCTCTCATCGATTTCTATGTTGGAATTTATTTGCATTATATTTGTATTATGGCCTCTTCCAAACATGGAGTTCCATTTTGTTTCTGGTTCGGTTGGCAAATCCCTTCCCTTCATTACCTCAAACGATTGTTCGTTCATTGGTTCAAATCTTATCTCAAGCTTGGCATTTGATATCGATATTTCGGATGTGTTTTTTATAGTGAAGTTGATTTCAATTAGCGCCGAATGCACACGGACAAATTCTGCATACTCTCGCCAAAAGCTTTTGTTGTCATGCCAAATATTAGGAGTAAGAGAGAATGCGCGAACCCCATTGCGTTCAACTTCACTTTCATAGTCAGGAAGTTTCTTTGGGAATTTTAAGAATTCCAATTCTATAGTTTCGGGAATTGGCTTGTATTCTGATGTGAGAGCCGATAGATTGATATGAATTTTCCCGCGTGCTGAGTCTGCCATGGCCATTTCTCCTACCTCTATTGGATTGGCTTCTCCGGTGCTGCTGCCTCTGCGCACATAGACAATGTTGCTTTTAAGCTTTCCATAGTTGTTTGAGATATAGAAAGGCCTTTTTTGTTTTGGAATTATTATAATGCCAATTTTTTTTGTCTTCGTAGACGTGTTCCTCATAGCTGAAGGTCAGCTTTGGGGATACTTTGCTATTAACGAACTCTTGCAATCTAGAGTCGTCAATACTTTCCGAGATCCCCACGATATCTGCCGGATTGGGGCGATTGTCCTTGAATCCAAGTAAAATGTAGCCTGTGCCGTCACGCCAGGAATTGGCTATGGCCAGTATGTCTTTTAAGATTTCTGATTTCTCATGATCGCCTGCTCCAGAAAAGCGATATTGCTCTCTTTTGAAATCCAAGTCTGTACTCTCGCTCTTATAGCGAAGTTCGGATATCAATCGTTCATTAATCATTTTGGAGCTCCGTAGTAGGCTCAGACCGTTTGATGTGGGAAAAGTCCTGTGATGGTACGCGAGCCATATCTTTTCTCCACTCGCTGCACGCCTAGACCCGGCTAGAGTTCGACATAGGGGGGGGGGCGCACGAGAGACTGCTGGCCATGGCCCAACGTCTTGCCGGCAAGTCCGAGCCTCCCAAGAAACCTCTCCCCAAGAAGCCTGCAGCCGTGAAGAAGGCCGCAGGCTCTGCTGTTCCTGCGAAGCGCTCAGCGGCCCAGAAGCCCGCTCGCAAGGTATCACTGGCCAAGAAGCACGATGGCCAGGCCCTGACTCCGAAGCAGCAGCGTTTCGTGGAGGAGTACCTCGTTGACCTCAACGGCGCCCAGGCAGCCGTCCGCGCCGGCTACAGCGTCCACACGGCCAAACAGATTGCTACGGAAAACCTAGCAAAACCTTACCTGCAGGCCGCAATCGCAGAGGCGCGTAAGCAGCAGCAGGAGCGCACCCAGGTCAGTGCTGACCGCGTTCTCACCGAGGCACTGAACATCCTGGTGGCCGATCCCCGTGAGCTGGTTGAGGTCAAGACCGGCTGCTGCCGCCATTGCTTCGGCGAAGGCAACCGATACCAGCGCACCGTGGGCGAGATGAATGCTGACCGTGAGCTGTGGGCCGTGAAGGGCAATGCGCCTGCAGACTTTGATGAGCAGGGTGGCATTGGCTTCAACCCACTGCTGGAGCCCAACCCGGACTGCCCACAGTGCGGTGGTGATGGCCACTCCCGCGTGGTGACGAAGGACACTCGCAAGCTCAGCACGCCCGCCCGCGCTCTGTATGCGGGAGCCAAGGAAGGCAAGTACGGCATCGAGGTCATGTTCCATGACAAGGTGGCCATCCTTGAGAAGCTGTTCAAGCACACCGGCCTGTATGAGAAGGACAACGAGCAGAAGAGCGACCCCTTCATGCTCAAGCAGATGACCGATGCCGAGCGGGCTGTGCGGCTCGCGGCGCTGCTCAATGGCGGCCCAGGCGCGGCCATGCTGCTGGCCACGCTCGCGGCGAAACGGAGTGAGAAATGACCACGCCTGCGCTCACCACAGCCGACATCCTGGATCTGCTCAAGGGCCTGGACGCGGACACGCGCGCGGAGCTGGACTCCCTGCTGCTGTCGGGCGATGCGCCCATCTGGGTCCCGCAGCCCGGGCCCCAGACCGTGGCCTTCGAGTCCGACGCCGATATCGTCTTCTACGGTGGCGCGGCCGGCGGCGGCAAGACCGATCTGCTGCTGGGCCTGCCGCTGACCAAGCAAAAGCACAGCATCATCTTCCGGCGCCAGTCCGTGCAGCTCACGGGTATCGAAGAGCGCATGACCTCGATTCTGGGCACGCGTGACGGGTACAACAGCCAGGACGGCATATGGCGGCTGCCGCAAGGCAAGGTCCTGGAGCTGGGCAGCGTGAAGGAGCCGGGCGACTGGATCAAGTACCAGGGGCGCGCGCACGACTTCAAGGGCTTCGATGAGATCACCCACTTTACCGAGCTGCAGTTCCGCTCCCTGATCGGCTGGCTGCGCACCGATGACCCTACCATCCGGCAGCGCGTGGTCTGCGCGGGCAATCCGCCGACCGAGCCTGAAGGCGAATGGGTCAAACGCTTCTGGGCGCCGTGGCTGGAGCCTTCCCACCCGAACCCGGCCAAGCCGGGCGAGCTGCGCTGGTTCGTGACCAACGAGAAGGGCGAGGACCAGGAGGTGCCTGGCCCCGAGCCTGTCATGGTCGGCTCGGACCTGATGACGCCCAAGAGCCGGACGTTCATCCCTTCCAGCGTGAACGACAACCTGTTCCTGCTGTCCACGGGCTACAAGGCCACGCTGCAGTCCCTGCCCGAACCGCTGCGCAGCAAGATGCTGAACGGCGACTTCAACGCGGGCAGCTCAGACCCGGCCTGGCAGGTGATCCCCACCGAATGGGTGAAGGCGGCGCAGGCCCGGTGGAAGCCGCGCGAAGCCAAGGGCGGCATGACGGCCCTGGGCCTGGACCCGGCTCGCGGCGGCATCGACAAGACCTCGGCGGCGCGGCGCCATGGAGCATGGTTCGATGAACTGATCACCGTGCCCGGCGCGGTCACCAAAGACGGCCCGACCACGGCTGGCTTTGTCACGCCCCTGGTGCGCGACGGTGCGTGCATCTGCGTGGACAGCATCGGCATAGGCTCCAGCGCGCTGGATTTCATCGTGGGCCTGAATCTGCTGGTGCTCGCGGTCAACGGCTCGGAAACGTCCAACGCCATGACCAAGGCCGGCAATCTGCGCTTCCGGAACCGGCGCGCGGAAATGTACTGGCTGCTGCGCGAGGCCTTGGACCCGACGAACCCCAACCCTATCGCGCTGCCGCCAGACCCCGAGCTGCTGGCCGACCTGACCGCCGTTCGCTACAAGGTCGTGACCCTGGGCCGGGTCGCGGCGATCCAGATGCTTTCCAAGGACGACATCCGCAAGGCGCTAGGCCGCTCCCCTGACAAGGGCGATGCGGTGGCAATGACCTTTGTCCAGGGCATTCCTGAGCCCGGCAGCAAGCGGCACGAATACGAAGAACCCGAAGAGACCGATTGGAGGCTCAATTGATCAACACCAGCACGATGGACGTGGACTCGCCCGAATCCGAGGGCTCTCTGGACGCCGGGGATGATGATCTGCGCATGGGTGAGGGCGAAGTGACGCTCCACGAATACACGGAATGGCTGCGCGAGATGGACGAGGAGCCGCCATGGCGCATCGCGGCGGACAAGGAGATGGACTATGCCGACGGCAAGCAGCTGGACACCGAGCTGCTGAACGCTATGAAGGAGCAGGGCATTCCGCCGGCCATTGAGGATCGCATCGGGCCCACACTGCGCGCGCTCACGGGCTACGAGCAGACCACGCGCACGGACTGGCGCGTCACGGCCAATGGCCAGACGGGCAGCAAGGACGTGGCCGACGCGCTCAACGTCGAGCTGAACGAGGCCGAGCGCGAGTCCCATGCCGACGATGCCTGCAGCGATGCCTTCCGGCCCCAGGCCGCCGTGGGCTTCGGTTGCGTGGGCGTGCAGCGCGTGAGCGACCCCACTCAGTACCGCTATAAATGCGCGGTCGTGCGCCGTAGCGAGGTGCGCTGGGACTGGACGGCCGAGGAGTGGGATCTCAGCGACGCGCGGTATTTCAAGCGGGACAAATGGCTGCATCCTGAGCGCATCGCGCGCGCATTTCCGCAGGCGCGCGAACTGATCCTGTCCTGTGGCCGCAATGGCGCCACCTGGTGGCAACAGGGCTACCCGGGCCGGCTGGCCAACCAGGGAGGCAGTTCCACGGGCCTGACCAATGCCGGCCAGGATGAGCGCGGCTGGACGGTGGAAGAAGCGCGCTGGTACGACCGTACCAACAAGCAGCTGTGCCTGACCGAGCTTTGGTATCGGCGCTGGGTGGAGGTGGTGCTGATTGAGTCGCCAGACGGCAGGGTGGTCGAGTACGACGCGGGCAACCAAGCCCACAACTACGGCCTGGCCACGGGCATGACCAAGGCATTCAAGGCCATCGTGGCCAAGGTGCGCCGCAGCTACTGGCTCGGGCCGCACAAGCTGCACGACAGCCCCACGCCATACCCGCACAGCCACTTCCCCTACGTGATCTTCTGGGGCTTCCGCGAGGATTCCACGCGCGTGCCCTATGGCTACGTGCGCGGGCTGATCTATCAGCAGGACAGCTTGAACAGCGGCACGGCGCTCATGCGCTGGGGCCTGTCCGCCTACCGGGTCGAGAACACAAAGGGCGCGACACAGATGCCGGACGCGGTCCTGCGGCGCACCATTGGCCGGCGCAACGCCCATGTGGTGCTGGACCAGGAGCACATGGCAAAGCCTGGCGCGCGCTTCGAGGTCAAGCGAGACGTGCAGCTCACCGAGCAGCAGCACCAGCTCATGAACGACTGCCGCGCGGTCTTCGAGCAGCTGTCCGCGGCGCCGGCTGCCTTCACGGGCCAGCGCGGCAACGCGACCAGCGGTCTGCAGGAGCGCACGCAGCTGGAGCAAGCCAACCAGGCGCTGGGCGAGATCATGGGCAACTTCCGCCGCGCGCGCACCCTCATGGGCGAGATGCTGCTGGCCATGATCGTTCAGGACCTGGGCGCCAAGGAAAAGACGGTGATCATCGAGGGCGATGCCGTCACCGAGGATCGTTCGGTGGTGCTCAACAAGATCGAGACCGATCCGGCTGGCTACACCTACCTGAGCAACGATGTGCAGCGCACCCTGCTGAAGGTCCAGCTAGAAGAGGTGCCCAGCACGCCCGGCTATCGCTCCCAGCAGCTGTATGCCATGCAGGAGGTCATCAAGACCATGCCGCCGCAGTTCCAGCAGGCCGCCATGCCCTACATGGTTGCGCTCATGGACACGCCTTACAAGCGCGAGATCATCGAGGCCCTGCGCGCGGCCGGCTCCCAGGAAAGCCCGGAGCAGGTTGAGCAGCGTATTCAGCAGGAGGTGCAGGCAGCCCTGGCCAAGGCTGGTCACGACCTCAAGGCGCGCGAGCTGGACATCAAGGAGCGGCTCACCGATGCCCAGATCCAGGACACAGTGGCGGCGGCCGTTCTCAAGGGTGTGCAGTCGGCCTTCAGTTCGATGCAGGGCGGGGCCCAGGTGGCCATGAACCCCCTGATCGCGCCCATTGCCGACGCCATCATGCAGGGCGCCGGATACCGGAAGCCCAATCCCGGTGGCGACGATCCAGACTTCCCGGTGCCGGGCGTGGCGGCCGGCGGCCCCGCGTCGCAGTCGGGCGGCCCTGGCGCGGACGGCGACATCGACCAGGTGCGCGAGAACACCAGCCCTGCATTCCCGCCCATCCCGCAGGAGCCGGCGCGCGGGATGCATGGGATCGAGACCGCGTCGGCGGCCGACAATTTGCCGTAGCCAGTAGCGCGCCCCAAAAGAGAAACGCCCCAATTGGGGCGTTTGCTTTTACTTCTTGCCTCCGCCGCTGGGCGGATTGTTGCCACGTCCACCACCCGAGGGGTTACCGGTCTTGCTGGGCCAGTTGGGGTTGTCGCTCATCACATCTCCTTCGGAATCAAAAAGAGGATTTGTCAGTGTAGGGGTCCAGTCCGCACGCGTCCATGCCGCCGTGCAACCGCATGTTTCGTGAGTTGCCCCGTCTAGGGTTGGTCTTTTGCTCCCCGCTTTTTGACACTGCTTCCAAGCCGTGGCGCATGTCGCTGTGGCGATGACTGCGGCGCTTCGGCGCTGCGGATTCAAGAGCAGATGGCGCGGCGCCCAGGCGCTGCTCCGGATTGCTGGCCCATGCGGCCACGGCGATATGTGGCGGGACAGGCATGACGACATCACATCAGGATTCTTTGGATAGCGCGGGCGGCGAACTGTCGGCCGATCAGTTGACCCAGATGCTCAACGCTGGGTTGCATGGCGATACCTCGGCAGCGTCCGAGGAACCCGGCGGCGCGCCAGCGACCGCCACTGATCCGGCAAGCACTCCTGCTGCACCCGCTGTGGAAGCGGTAGCGAAGCCCGGGGGCGATGCTGCGCCGGCCGAGCCAGACCCGGCAAATGCCGTGGTGCTGGCCAAGGATGGCAAGCACACCATCCCCTACGAGAAGTTGGAACAGGCACGCCAGGGCGAACAGCGCTGGAAGTCTGAGGCCGAGCGCGAGACCGCCCGCGCCGCAGCAGCAGAGGCCGCCCTGGCCGAGCTGCAGGCGCAGGCGGGCCAACGCGCTGCCGATGGCAAGGCACCGACCGAAACGGACAAGCTGGCGGCGCAGGCAGGCGCGGCCATCGAGGCCGGCGCGGATCCGGAGCTCTTCGGCGACTACTCGGAAGAAGGGCTGCGCGCCGGCCTGCTGAAGCTGCACGCGGCCACCCGCGAGCAGCTCAAGGCAGAGCTGAAGGCGGAACTGCAGGCGGAGGTCGAGCGCGAGCTGGCCCCCCTGCGTCAGCACCGCCAGGCCTCGGCCGAAGAAGTGCACTCGAACGCCATCTACACGGCGCACCCCGACGTGGACTCCATCGCCCAGAGCGCGGAGTTTGATGCATGGCTCAAGGCCATGCCCAGCTACGCGCAAAGCGCCGCTCGCGGCGTGCTGGACGGCGGCAGCACCGAGCAGGTGATCGAGCTCTTCAAAGACTACAAGGCCGCGACTTCCGCTTCAGCTGCGCCCGCTCCAAAGGATCCCCCGAACGACCCGGCCAAGGCCGCCAAGGAAAAGCTGGCGGCCCTCGCAGTGCCCGTGCCCAACAGCCTCTCGGACATCCCGGGCGGCCGTCCGGGTGGCGGGTCCCTGTTCGAGCGGCTGGATTCGCTCGAAGGCATGGAGCTCTTCAACGCGATGGCCGACCTCACGGAGGAGCAGCGCGAAGGGTTCCTCAACCGAAAAACCTGAACTGAGCGAGGACTGACATGACCAAGACCGCAATGTCGGCCAGCGACAAGCAAAAGCTGGTGCAACAAGCCGTTGGCGTTTTCACTGCGACGCAGAAGCGCCATTCCAACATCAACCGCCTGACGGGCAAGTTCCCGAAGATCGATACAGCGGCCAGCTCGATTGCCAACCAAACGAGCAACACCATGCCCATCGTCCAGACCATGGACATGGGCAAGGGTAAGGGCGACGAGTTGAAGTTCAACTTCGTCAACCCCGTGGGCGGCATCCCCATCATGGGCGGCGAGTACGCTGCCGGTCGCGGCGAGGGCGTGAGCCTGTCCGAGGACCGCCTGCGTGTGAACCAGGCCCGCTTCCCGCTGGACCTGGGCGGCGTGATGGACGAAGTGCGCAGCCCCGTGGATATCTACCGCCTGGCCAAGCCGCTGCTGCAAAGCGCCATGGACAACTACGAGGATCAGTTGTCGCTGGTGCACATGGCCGGCGCGCGCGGCTTCGAAGACAACATCACTTGGCGCATCCCCCTCGCGGCGGATCCACGCTTCAACAAGGTGGTGGTGAACCGCGTGAAGGCTCCGACCAAGAACCGCCACTTCATCGTGGACGGGGATTCGGTCCAGCGCTTCAAGGTGAATGGCGGCGAGGTGGACCTGACCACGGCCGACATCATGAAGATGTCCAACGTGGACGCTATCCGTAGCTTCCTCGGCCAGATGGTGCTGCCGCCGCCGCCCGTGGAATTCGACGGCGACGAGATGGCCAAGGACAGCCCGCTCCGGGTGCTGCTGGTGTCGGATGCCCAGTACGAGAAGTTCGCCACCGACCCGAACTTCCGCAACTACCAAGCCCAGGCTCTGGCCCGCGCCCGCAACGCCAAGGATCACCCGCTGTTCCGCAACCCCGAAGTTGCGCTGTGGAGCGGTGTGCTCATCGTCAAGATGCCAAAGCCCATCCGCTTCTTCGCGGGCGACGAGATCAAGTACTGCACCCAGTTCGACAGCGAGACCGAGGCCGGCGTGATCGTTCCCCAGTCGTTCGGCGAGACCTTCGCAGTGGATCGCGCCATCCTGCTGGGCGGCCAGGCCCTGGCCAAGGGCTACGCCAAGAGCCGTCACAACGGACTGCCGTACTTCTGGAAGGAGCAGGACGACGACTTCGAGGACAAGCTCGAAGCGATGATCGGCGGCATCCTGGGAGCCTCCAAGATCCGCTTCGCCGTGAACATGGGTGATCGGGTCGAGTTCACCGACCACGGCGCCACCGTGATCGACACCGTGGTGCCGATCTTCGGTCGCAGCCTGTAAGGCCTGGGGCAGGGGGCGCGGCCCCCTGTCTCGCTTCCTGAACTTCCAAAGGAGCCAATCATGGCAAAGATCAAAATCCTCGGCGCCGACCGCAATCAGTTCGGCGGCGCTCGTCCCTATGGCAATGTGACCACCATCCGCAGCGTGCTGGAAACGGGCGCCACGGGCATCCCCGTGCGCTCCAACGCTATCGCGGCGCTGGCCGTCAACGATGTCGTGCAGATCAACACGCTGCAGCCCGGCTTCCTGGTCGAGGCGGTGTCGCTGGTCGTGTCCAACGGCTTCGGCGCGGGCGTCACGGCCTCGCTGGGCTTCGAATACACCGACGGGGTGGACCGTCCCGAGCTGCCCCAGGCCGCCAACTACTTCGGCGCCGGCATCGACCTGGCCACCGTGGCGAACCTGCGCTTGAACCTGAAGCTGGCCAAGTTCCCCGCTGGCGTGACGCTGCTGCTGACCATCACCGGCGCGGCCGTTGCAGAGGCCGGCTACCTGGATCTCATCGTCCACGGCGAAGGCCTGGGCGCGGACTGACCCCGCCGCGCGGCCAAAAGGGGCGGCGACGCCTCTTTCCGCGCTGGCATGAACCGCAGAGGCTCATGATGAACCAAGAAACCCAAGTCGCGGTCCAGTACATCGGGCGCCGCCCCTCGTACATCGACCGCCTGTATGGCACCGGCCTGTCGTTCGACACGGAGCAGGTGCGCGGCCTTCCCGCATCTATCGCCAAGAACTTCCTGCGCCATGGCGACCTGTTCCAGCGAGCGGCCGTGGTCGAGGTGGCCGGCGCGGGCCAGGGCGAGCCGCTGGTCCCCGGCACTCCGCTGGACGATACCGCTGCTCAGCTTGCCGAGGCACAGCGCCTGCAGGACGAGCAGCGCGCCAAGGACTTGCGCCGGCAAGAGCTGCTGGACCAGGTATCCAACATGGACAAGGAAGGCCTGCAGGTCTTCGCCAAGGACACCTACAACCAAGTGGTACCCAAGACCATGACGCTGGAGAACATGCGCGCCAAGGTCTTCGCCTTCATTGACCAGTACGGCCCGGTATGAACGTCCAGCAGCTGGTGGAACAGTTCCGGGTGGACTCCCTCGACCGGGAGCAACCCTATCTGTGGGGCGAGCCCGAGGTGCTGGCCTGGCTCAATGAGGCCCAGGCCGAAGCTGCGGTGCGTGGCCGCCTGCTGCTGGACGATTCGACGCCTGCCGTGTGCGAAGTCGCCGTCGCGGCCGGCGCGGCCAGCCACCAGCTGCACCCCAAGGTCTACGAGATCGCGCACATACGCTTCGTGAGCGCTGCGACCTCCCAGGCCCGCGCGCTGGACCTTGTGTCCCGCGAGTATCTGGATGCCAAGCATCCGCGGTGGCGAGATCGCGGGCTGGGCGAGCCACGCTTCGCTATCCAGACCGAGACGCGGCTGCGCCTGGTGCCAGCGCCGCGTGAGGCGGGGACGCTGCTGCTGGAGGCCTATCGGCTGCCCCTCAAGCAGCTGACCCACTGCAACGACAAGCCCGAGATACACGAGGCTCACCACGCCTATCTCGTGCACTGGGCGCTGCATCGCGCTTTCGGCCTACCGGACTCCGATGGATTCGACCCCTCGCGGTCGGCCACCTCCCTGGGGGAGTTCGAGGCCTACTTCGGCGCTCGGCCCGATTCAGACCTGCGTCGCGCGACACGCCACGATGAACCCCAAGTGACCGTCGTTCACACCCTGTGAAAGCAGGAGGAGAAGAGCATGCGAGGATTCGATCCCGAGAAAATGAAGCAGGCCAGGGCTGAAGCGCTGGCCAATCAGCCGCGTTTGGGGTTTCGACCGCGTGGTAGCGAGCAGGACCGGGGCCAGCCAGGGCCCGGCCTGGGCTTTGGCCCCACATCGGTGTTGGAGGCGCAGAGGGCCCAGGCCCAGAACCAGGCGCCCGACTCCATCCCTGCAATGGTGAAGCCCGGCGAGTTTGTCCTGCCTCCCGATACCGTGCACGCCATGGGCGGCGCTGGCGCGCTGCAGGCCGCCGTCGATGCTACCCACACACCCGCGCCCGAACAGGCATTCGTGCCACGCGGCTTCAAGCCCAAGGTGTTCTTCGCCAACGGTGGTGCGCCAGAGGACCAGATCCCGATCGACGGCTATCCCAAGGCGCCGGCTGCCGACGGCTCCCAGTCCAACCCCATGAACACAGAGCTGGGCCGCAATGTGTCGAACCTGGCCAATGCTGTGCCTGGTGCGCTGGGCGGCGGCGCGTCTGCCCTCGCGCGCACGGGCGGGGCCATCAGCGGTGCAATCAACTCCGGAACCAACGCCGCGCGCGGACTTGCGGTCGGCGCCGGGATCGGAGGCGGTGCCGCTGCAGCCGCAGCACCTGCTGCCGCCTCCACGATGGCGAGCCCCGCGCCATCCGCAGCTCCAGCAAGCTCAATTGCAACGCCGCAGTCCACGCCACCCGCCGGCAGCACCATGGGCCCACCCAGCTCGGCCGCGCCGCAGGAAATCCAGCCCGGGATTTTCCGGCAGGGCAACAGCTTTGCCGACAGCGCACAGGGCGCGGCGCTGGGCAACGAACCGCGGGGCCTGCCATCGCGGCGCAACGATGCGGCCGGCGAGAACCTGGCCGCACAATCGACAGCGCGCGGCTTCACGCCTGGCCAGCGCACCGAGGTCGAGCAGCCGCGCCTGGGCTTTCCGGGCTTTCGCACGCCCACCATCGCCCACTCTGGCAACGACTGGCAGGCACGCAAAGACCTCCAGAACCTGGAAACCGGCGCGAGCAGCATCATGAACCGGCCCGAGTTCGCGGCAGCCGGCATGGCCCGCTTCCGTGGCGGTGGCGCTCAGTCCGGGCCGCCACCGGCCGTGGCCGCCTACCAGGCCGCCCTGCAGACCGACTCGGCCCTGCGACAGGCTCAGCCAGGCCTGGAAGCCGAGACCATGCGCCAGAACGCTGGCCTCATGCGCGAAGACATGCAGCAAGCCGGTGGCCTGCAGCGTGAGGCCATGCAGCAGGCCGGGGAAACCGGGCGCACAGGCATGCGCGTGGGCATCGAGCAGCAGCGCCTGCAGGGCGAGGTAGAAGCGCGCGGCTTCAAGACCCGGGCCCAGCGCCAGGAAGAGCAGCTGCGCAATACGCTCCTCGACCCCAATGCCACGCCCCAGCAGAAGCAGCAGGCCCAGCAGTCCATGCGCGCGATTCGGGGCGATGCAGATCCGTCGCCGTGGAAAGTCACGGTCACGCCTGCCATCAAGAACGCAGACGGGTCAACAACCCAGGGCAGCGTCATCCGGCACAACTCCGTCACGGGCGAGGTGCAGCAGGTGGATGGTGGAGGGCAGCGTGCACAGCCTCCGGCCAAGGAAAGCTTGGTGGTCGGGCAGGTTTACACAACGCCATCGGGGCAGCTCCGATGGAATGGAAAAGCCTTCGAGAGGATGGGCTAGCCTCTACTTGTCAGGGGCTGCCGGAGGGAGGCCGTAGGCCTCCTCGTAGGTCATCGTTCTGGGGGATGGGCGGCTCTTGAAGTCGCTCATCGTGCGGATCACCGTGTCGGTCGATCCCTTGGTGATCGCGCTCTCCCGAGCCTTGTCCTGCGTCACCCACGCCCAGAAGTCCTTCCGCGCGAACAGCGCATCCGCATCTGGGTGAGCTGTGTAGATCCGTCGGTAGTGAGTCTCCAGCTTCAGCAGGTCGGCGTCGGTCTTGACGGCCGCGTGCTGCGCGCGAATCTCAGCAGACAGCGGATACCGCTCGCACATGTCCGTCGGGCCAGCGCTCGGCGTGTACAGGCACCCGCACGCGCGCATGATCATCCCAGCCGCCGGCTGCCAGGAGGTGTCGCGCGCCTTGTCCAGCGTGCATTGCTCCGGGGACTTCGGGCCCAGCAGGCCACGCCCCGAACCGCGGCGGACATCGAAGAAGCGATCAGGGTATTTCGAGCCACATAGGTTCAGCGCCGCAGCATGTGCGGGACCGTTCTTCACCCCGGGCAGGTTGTCTAGCAAGCACGTCGCGTAATCCGCCGCCAGGGCAGGCGTCCCGAGCGCGGCCAGCGCGGTGGCGATCAACAACCTTTTCACAGCTCCCATAGCTTCTCCTGTTGGCGGGACTGTAGCAGGCCTCTCCTTCTAGGGTTCGCGCCCTATCCCCATTCGCCAGATAGTGGATGCATGGAAAAAGCACAGAACGCCAATTCTCCCTCTACACCTGCGGCCCTAAGCTATGGGCGCGGAGCAGCGCGCCTGGCGAACTATTGGGCAACTGTTCACGAGTCTTCACGCGCTCGCGGTGGGAGTTCGTCGCTTGCGTTGTTTGCCGTGGCCATGGGTGGCATTGCGCTTGGAATTTCTCTCGGTGTGCGGTGCTCAAGAGAGATAAGGGGAAAGGGAGAAAATCCAAAAGCGGATGTGAACGCATTGGTTATAGAGGCATCCAGCGAGGGTACGGTGCCAACTTCAAGCACAGAGGCTATGGCCTTCTGCCGGGTCCTATCGGAATCAATTTTTCGAATTCCTGAAAGAACTCTTCGACCTGATCCAGGCGCGCGTCGCTGACTGGGTTGGTGCTCATGCGGCTATGAGAGTCTTGCCAGAATTTTCTAAAGGACTCCACCAATAGCGTGGGGTTGTGGCATTGGTAGGCTAGTGCTTGTGCCAAGTGAAAAAAGGCGCCGCCGCGCAGTGTTGCCAGGACATTCTCTTCTTCAAGATGAGCCACGCGATCTTTCAGTTTCTGTATCTCCTCTTGTTCCGGCGTCAGTTGTTCGTTTGGTTCCATTTTCTTGCCCTCTCGGGATGGTTGTGTAGGAGCACCCATCGTAGTCCGGGAGGGCTTTTTTTCTGTGGCGTGGACGCCCCTCGCGAGCTTCGTCGTTTCTGGGCTACCGCTTCACCAGGAACACCAGCATACCCAGAACTGCTGATAGCAGAATCAGCGCCAAGTTGGTCATTGCGAAGTTCGAGCGCACGCTATCTTCTTCCTGAGTGCGCTTCTTTTTCGGATCTCTCTCTGCATCAGCCATTGGTTCCTCCGGGCATCGTTTCGGCACATGCTATGCGCTGGCGAGTGGCTAGTGCATCGGGATCATTCCTGTATCACTTTGCAAATGGCGGGCATATCGTAAGCGCAGCGTGATGCATTTCAAATCAAGTAGGGAAAGCGATTCCCGCGCCCTGCGTCACGCCAGCGATAGCATTGCCTCACCACAACAAGGAGTCCTCTCCATGAAAATCGCATTCCTCGCAATCGCCCTGGCAGCAGCTACGTCGGCACAGGCCGGCGACCTGTTGCCAAGCCAAGGTTCAGGCGCAACGTTCGCCTCGGGCAAGTCCGCTGCGTCGTCCCTTTCTTTCGAGGCCGCAGGCCGCAAGGGGAGCAAGCGTGTCGGCGGCTCGGGCAAGAGCGGGAAGGGTGGACGCTACGTGGGCGGGAGGAAGTAAGTCCGACCGCATTTGGCAAAAGCCCGCTTCGGCGGGCTTCATCGTTTCTGGCCCGGCCTCGTAGCTTGGGTCTCGACAAGTCCAAGGACTGCTCCACCAGGGCACTACGGAGCGTAAACTGATCCCATTGAGGCGCAGTAGCTCGGAGGTAGAGAGACATGCCCACCAAGTACAAAGCTCTGCTTCGTGAAAAGGCAGCGCTCGACAACAAGATCGCCGAAGCCTATGGCGCCACGAGACTCGATGCCATCGATGCGGCTCGCCAGATGGTGCAGCAGCATGAGCTGAGCCCCAAGGATTTGTTCGGTACGTCATGGCCGAAGAACCCGAAACATCTTTACCGCAACCCAAAGACTGGACAGACTTGGGCGGGTCGCGGACGCTTACCTCGGTGGATCGAAGGACAGGACCGGAAGCTCTTCGAAGTCTGAACTGGAGCCCGGCCTCTGGCGGGCTTCGTCGTTTCTGAACCCAGCCCTGCGCCAGAGGCTCATCACGTGCGTTCGCCTGCAGTCCAGTTCTGATTTGGGCACAGCATTTCGGCAACTGCGGCTGATGGCGAAGCTTCTGTCGCCGGTGCGGCAATGGCTGCGGCTCGCAGTTGCCAAGGCAGGGTGCGGTGCTGCTTCGTCATGAGCCAAATCGCCGCAGCTATCGCAAGCGCTCCCAAAATAAGCAGGGCCATTGCTCCCATAGGCGACCACTGGGCTTGTTGGTCGCTGTCCTGGCCCGGCTTGCACTCATCCATGTGGACCATCTGCCGAATTGGCAACGGCAGAAGTTATTGATACTCGCATGTCATTACACCTCGATTGGTTAAATGTGAGCGCATGCTACCGTTCTTTCGGGCCTTGTGCCAATATGTATCTTCTCCCAGGCTGTGAGGCTGTACAGGCGGCAATCAGCATGCCCACCCGGCCTAGGCCAACCCCTATTTCGTCATCTCGTTTTGGGCGGCACAGGTGCGGTACAACAGGTTCAGAGTTTCTTTCGCTCAGTATTTCTTCAGGGTGCCGCCATGCCAGACTCCATCCAAGCCCCGTGCCCCCTATGCAACCTCCAGTGCACTGCCTTCCTCGAAGACTATGGAAAGTGGATGCACTTTTCCTGCCGCTGTTGTCGCGAGCTGAAGGTGAACAAGATGGTGATCAGCAAGCTCCGCGCTGAATCCAATGACGTGCGCGAGCAGCTGTCGCAGCAGGCTCGCGCGTTGGGAGATGGCGAATACCTCCACATCGCTGCAACGGATCAGGGCTCGTTGCAGCCCCGGGGGCAGTCTGCCTGGACAGCGGAGGTGCGGACGCGGCCCGTGTGAGGCTATCGTCCTAGCGCGGGCGTTCCGTGCCACTATCACGCCATGATTCCTGCACCCCTCCTTCAGTTCACAGACGTTCGCACTCGCGTCTTCAACGGGAAGACGCTCATCGGCCTCAAGCACACGGCCAAGACTGCCTCAGGGCTAGATATTGCAACCACCTGGGTCGATATGCCTACTGAGGATGTGGAGCGGCTGATCAAGACGCTGCAGGACACGCTGGCCGAGTTGGGCCGCGAGTAGCCGGGCGCGCCAGTCGCATCCACAAGCCCCGCGCGCCGGGGCTTTTTCACGCCCCCGGCTAGGGTTCGACCGCCCCCGCACCTCTCCTTGAGAGTGGGGGGATGGCAAACGAAACCATCTCCTATGAAGACGCGTTCAATGGCCCCGCGCCCCAAACACCCAAGGGCACGGCGGCTGCGCCGATAAGCTACGAGGATGCCTTCGGCCTGAAGCCTGCCGAGCCCGCCGGCCGCAGCGTTACAGATTACGCGCGTGACGCGGCGGCGTGGGTGACCAAGGGCGCCGTGGCGGTGCCCGAGGCGGCGGTGGGTCTGGCTGACATCGTCACGGGAGGCCGCGCGGGCAAGTTCTTGGAGAACGAGGGTGGGGCTGTCGGCTTCCGGCCGAAGCAGGCGCGCGAGGCCATCAACGAATGGCACTCTGATGCCACCAAGGAAGCCCAGCGCAAATTCCAGGAGGCCGAGGGCCTGGGCGGCAAGTTCAAGGCCGCTGTTGAAAACCCGTCCAATATCGTCGGCGCGGTCGTGGAATCGCTGCCGGCCATGGGTGCTGCTGGCGTGGTTTCGCGTGGACTTACTGCTGCCACTCGGCTGGGTCAGGCGGGTCTGAAGGGGGCTGTAGCAGCGGGAGCACTGGGAGAGGGTGTCGTGGGCGCGGGCTCGGCTGCTGAGCAGATTCGCCAGGAGACGGCCGATGGACTGCTCTCGCCTGGGCAGGCGGCCGCAGCGGCAGCCACGGGCGCGGCTACGGCCGGCATTAGTTTTTGGGGAGGCAGAGTTGCGCAGCGTCTGGGCATCGGTGATGCCGAGACGATGCTGGCTCAGGGCAACAAGGGCATCGCCAAGCAGTTCGCCGACGACGCGGCCACGGCCGCCACGAATCCACTGCTGCAGCAGCGCGCGGTCAAGAGCATTCCGCGCCAGGTTATCGAAGGGGCTATCTCCGAAGGTTTCCTCGAGGAGCTGCCGCAGTCGGTTGCCGAGCAGATCTTCCAGAACCTGGCCCTGGGCAAGGAATGGTCCCAGGATGTGGACACGGCAGTGGTGCTGGGCACGCTGTCTGGCGCGGCCATGGGCGGCGGCGCGGCGGGGTATCGGGCGGCGCGCGAGCCACGTGCGGGCGCGGCCGAGCCCGGCCAGGCCGTTGATGCGGCGGGCCAGCAGGATCTGCAGACAGCTCCGGACATTGCAGGCACTCCGGACGTTGGTGCCGCTCCAGCACCGGGCGCGGCGGCCGAGCCGGATGCCCCTGTGCCGAATGCAGGCCTGGACGCCGTGCGCCGCGAATTCGACGCCCGCATTTCGCAGCTGCAGCAGGAGGAGGGCGGCGAGCCCGAGGTACCGCAGTCCGCTCCTCCAGATGGCGCGGCGGCCTTGGCGCAGCAGCGCGCGGCAGAACAGGCCCAGCGCGATGCGGAGAACGCAGCCAATCGCGCAGTCGAATCCCCAGACGACGAGATCTTGCAATCCACGGGCGCGGCGCCTGTGTCCCCCTCGCGCGCCATGGGCCTGGACCCTGCTGCCGGCTCCCTGTCCGCGGCTGCTGCCATTGCCGTGGATTCCGGCGCTGCTGCGCAGGCCCAGCAGGCCAGTGCCATGGCCCAGGCCGCCGAGGAAGCTGCACGCGCCCCAGCGAAGAAGAAGGCATCCGAGCGCCGGGTAACGGCAGATCCTGCCACTGGCGAGATCGCTGGCGGGGCGATGGCCGCCTGGACGGATGAAGACCTCTCCAACGCATTCCGTTCTGCCCAGGCCAAGAGCGTGCGCCTGCAGCTGGCGCGCGAGCTGTCGCGCCGCCGCGCCGAGCGTGACCAGCAGACCCCGGCCACCGTGCCGGCCGCATCAGCCAATCCAACCACCCAGCAAGGAAGCATCGATGGCACACAAGCCGATCAAGCCCAGCCGCCGCGCGCGGAATCTTCGCAGGCAGCAGGAGCGCAGGGAGCGCCGGTTGCAGGTCCTGGCCCTGCGCAGGGGCTGACCAATGGCACCACCTCGTCTCAGCACGATGGCGCGCAAGCAGGTGCAGCGCCAGGCCCGCAGGCTCAAGCGCCAGTCCAAACAGCAGCCCAGCGCATCGATGCCGGCCGCGCGGCCTGGGCCGGCATGCCCGTCGCAGAACGCAAGGCCTTGGCAGGAAAGCTTGAGGGCCTGAAGCCGGTCATCCGTAAGGCCCTGCCTGGCGCCACATGGGAGCGGCTGAATGCGGACCTGCAACGCAAGATCGCGGACGCCATTGCGCCGCAGGGAGATACCAATGATTCAACCGCACCTGCAGTACGGCTGGCAGATGAGCGCTCAGCAGGCCCTGCGGCTGCTGCGGAGGCTGGGGGCGGTCAGCCGGCAGGACGCGCGGCAGATGCGCAGCCTGCTGGGCCGCGAGGTGGCCGTGCCGGACAGCCTGCTGCCGGCGTGCAACCTGCTGTACCTGGCCGAAGTGGCGCCAGCGAACAGGCTGCCGGTGTAGCGCATGCTGCCTGCGCAGCGGCCACGGCAGGCGAGCAGCAGGCCCAGGCCATCGCCAAGGAAGGGAACGACGCGCGTCGCGCCCAGCTGCTGGCCGCCAGCGAGCGCTGGACCGAGCGTGCCGGCGGCCGAGCGCCAGGCTGTGGCAAAGGCCGCGAAGGGCCTGAACGCCCCGGCGCGGGCGGGTGCCCACACGCGGGCATGGGCTGACCTGGCGCCCAAGGTGCGCGAGAAGCTGGCCGCCGCCATGCCCGATGTTGCTGCAGCACCTGCAGCACCTGCAGCACCTGCAGCACGCACGCTGCGCACGCCCGCTGGCGTCCAGTACCCAGCGCGCGGCGAAGAGATCCCGAGCAAGGGTTTGGCTGTGGCAAACCTTGGTAACGATGGCGTTGTGTATGTGGGGAAGCCCAATTCGATGCACTTCATCGTGGCCGAGAAGCACACGGCGCAGGCCGGGGGCTTTGCCGAAACAGGGTTCGTTACGCCACAGGGCGAGTTCCTGGATCGCGAGCAGGCACTGGCCTGGGTGGAAGCCAATGAAAAGCCGGTGAAGCCTTCCGAAAACATGGCGCGTGGACTGGATGCCTTGGACTATCGGGAGCAGGTGCCGGAAAGTGCCCGGAGTGCTGAAGCGGATCGCATCAATGTCGGGGCCAAAGAAGCTGCCACGAGCCCTGCCAACGACCTGCCTGCTCCCAGCGAGGCGCAGATTGGCCTGACCGAGCGTGCTGCGCAGCAGCAGGCGATCAAAGAGCACGGCCTTCCTGCGGACACTCAATTCAAGCCCGGCAAGGGCGCGCTGGGGTCTGGGAAATGGACTGCCAGTGTCAGCGGCCAGTCCAGTGCCCTTTCCCCGACGCTGGATGAAGCCGCCAAGTCGCTCGCTGGCTTCCTGGCGATGGACAGCGCGCGTGCCACGGCCGAGGCACGGCGCCGAGCCTTGGCCGACACCGTGGCGGAAAAGCTCAAACGCGGCGAGAAGCCGACAGATGTGGAGCTGCGTGATCTATTCGGCCTGGCGCCGAACCATACCTACGTTGAGCAAGCCGCTGTCGGACAGTTCTTGGTCGACCACATGGGCGTACCTCGTAACGGCATCCGCAAAGCACTGGGTGCCGCTGCGGGTGATCGCACGTCGGACGGTGGCGCGAAGTACCCAATCGTCTATCCGCGCAAATTGCATGATGTGTTCGGGCCAAAGCAGGCCGACGCTACTCCATCGCCCCGCCCGCCGCGCGGCGTCCTGGCCAAGAAGGCGGCTGCCGAGGAAGCTGCCCGCGCTGCCTATTACACCCCGGGCAGCATCTTGAAGAGCTATGGCGGCGGTTTCGATCGCGTCGTTTCTTACACACCAGCCGATGTTAATGGGGTCTGGAGCGTGACCGTTCGGGAGGTGGAGAAGCGGGGCTCAGGCTGGGAAGATGTGCCGGGCGTGCGCGAGCGCACCCATGCCACGCCGCCCAGCGCACGCGAATTGAAGGCCGGGCCGGTGGAGCGCACTGAGGAACTGCCATTCCGGCGCGGCGAGGCAGATGCCCAGGGCCTGACCGATGACCAGATGGCGAATCTCCTGCGCATCATGCGCCCTGAGCCGGCGGCCTTCTCCGATGCGGCACGCGCCCAGGCCGTGGGGCAGGTGCGCGAGACAGTAGATGCCATCCGTAAGAGCTGGAGCAATGGCCCCGAGGTGGTGGTGGCGTTCGACATGAACGACCCGGCCGTGCCCGAGGCGGCGCGGCGCGCGGACTTGCGCCAGCGCAGTGGCGGGGCCTCCGGAGCGCCCGAGGGCTTCTACTGGCGCGGCAAGGCCTACCTGCTGGCCAGCAAGCTGAACACGCCGGCCGACGCGGCCCGCGTGCTGCACCACGAGGTGCTGGGACACCACGGCCTGCGAGGCATGTTCGGGCCGGAGCTGAACAAGATCCTCAACCAGGTGGCCACCATGCGCCAGGCGGAGGTGGCGGCCAAGATCAAGGAATATGGCCTGCGCGGCGTCACGGATCTGAGCCGGCGCCACGCGGCCGAGGAAGTGCTGGCCGAGATGGCCGAGAAGACGCCGCAGCTGCATTTCGTGCGCCGCGCCGTGGCGGCGATCCGCAACTGGCTGCGGGCCAACGTGCCCGGGTTCGGGCGCCTGAAGCTGTCGGACGCCGACATCATCCAGGGCTACATCCTCCCAGCACGCGATTTTGTGGAGCGCGGGCAGCGTGCCGCTACCGACCGCATCGAGCCGGTGTTCAGCCGCTCCGACTCGGCGTCCGTCACGCCTGACGCCATCATCGGCAGCACGCTGGGCAGCGCATCGAAGCATCCCGACTACGCTGCGGCCAAGGGCGGGGACGTTGCGGCGGCCACGCGGCTGGCCGTGGACCTCGTGACGCCTGGGATGGTGGCGAAGGTGGCAGCTGCGCTGGGTGGTGCGCGGCCGCGTGTGCTGCCCGTGGCCGCCGAGGAGTCCAGCGGTCGCAACAAGATTCCGCGCGCCGTGGCCGAAGTCCTGGCGGCACGCCTTGGCCTGGAAACGGCGACGGGCATCGTGCAGGCGAACCGTGCACAGCGCACGGGTCTTGATGGGCTGGACCGCATCTTTGCACCTGTCGATTTCGCGGGCACCGTTGAGCCGGGCGACTACCTGCTGGTGGATGACACTCTCACCCAGGGTGGCACGTTCGCGGCCCTGGCCAGCCACATCCGTGATGGCGGTGGCAACGTGGTGGGCGTGGTTGCGTTGACCGGCAAGCAGTACAGTGCAAAAATCCAGCCCTCTCCTGAAATTCTCGCAACTCTCCGGCAAAAACATGGTGACCTCGAAGACCAATTCCGTGCAGCCACAGGCTACGGCTTCGACGCGCTCACCGAGTCGGAAGCCCGATACCTTGCACGCTTCGAACCGGCTCAGCGATTCCGAGATCGAATCGCTGAAGAAGGACGACGCGCAGGCGAGCGCGCAGATCAAGGCAATCCTCGCCAAGGCGATGCAGGCGACGAACTGAGCTTCAGCCGCTCGCGGCTTTCGGAGATCAAGGACAGCGCTCTGGACCAGCTCCAGAAGACGATGTCCCACCCGGGCAAGGTCTCTGTCTGGGACAAGACCATCGGCACCATGCGCCACCTGGCTGAGCGCTCGCCAGAATTCAAGCCGGTCTACGAGACCGCCCAGCGCAATATTGATGACGTGTCCATGCTGGCAAACGACGCGGCCGACCGGGCGCCGCGCCTGCTCCCGCGCGTGGACACCATCAGCGACCTGGTGGGCAAGAATCGCAAGACCCCTGTCTCGGCGGCCGACAACAAGGCCGTGGCTAAGCCGCTTTTCGAGGGCACGCTGCTGTGGGGCCGGGACGTGGACGGCAAGGCCGTGCTGGTGGACGAGCTGACCAAGAAGTACGGCAACCTGCCCGCCGACGACAAGGCCCAGCTGCTGCTGCGCGCCGGCCGGCTGGATGACCGCATGCTGCGCGCGTGGCGCGGTCTGCCGCTGGCCCAGTACGAAGCGCTGGTGAATTCGCGCTTCGAGAGCAAGATGCTCAAGGCCGGAGCGGTCTGGACGGATGCCGAGCTGCAGACCATGTTCGGCGCCACGCCCAACCAGATCGCCCTGTACCGTGAAGCCCGCGCGGCCATTGACCGCTCCATCGACATGACAGCCCGCGCGGACATGATGCGCGCGCTGGGCGACGAGTACGCCGGCCTGCGTGACCTGGTGCTGGACGCGCCCAAGCTGTCCGATGCCCTGGAGTTGCTGACCACCACGCTGCAGGAGGATGCCAAGGCCAAGCCGGACATGGCCGAACGGCTGCTGCAGCTGAACAACCTGGTGGTGGACCGGGCGGCCACGGCCAAGGATCTGCAGGACGGCGGGTATGCGCCGCTGTCGCGTTTCGGCCGGTACACGCTGGACGTGGTGGACCAGGAGGGCAACCGCCAGTACTTCGGCATGTACGAGACCATGAAGGACGCCAACCTGGCCAAGATCCAGATGGCCCAGGCCTTCCCCGGTGCGGTGATCACGCAGGGCACCATGAGCCAGCAGTCCTTCAAGCTGTTCGCGGGCATCACGCCCGAGACGCTGGAGATCTTCAAGGACATGGTGGTGGGCAAAGAGGCCGACGCGGCCACGCGTAAGGTCTTCGATGAATACCTGAAGCTGACCAAGAACAACCACAGCGCGCTCAAGCGCCTGATCCAGCGCAAGGGCATCGAGGGCTACAGCCAGGATGTGGGCCGCGTGGTGGCCAACTTCGTCTACAGCAATGCGCGCCAGGGCGCGGCAGGCCTGAATGCCGGCACCATGGATCGCGCGATCAACGACATCCCGAAGGAGCAGGGCGAGCTGAAGGACCTGGCCATGGGCCTGCGCAGCTACATCCGCGATCCCCAGGAAGAGGGCCAGGCCGTGCGCGGCATGCTGTTCGCCCAGTACCTGGGCGGCTCACTGGCCTCGGCCGCCGTGAACATGACCCAGCCCTTTGCGGTGACGCTACCCTGGCTCAGCCAGTTCGGCGGCATCCGTGCGGCCAGCGGCCAGATGGCGCGGGCCCTGAAGGACATGGGCACGCGCGGCATGAAGTACGAGACTGACCTGGCCCACGCGCTGAAGTCCGCCGAGGACGACGGCGTGGTCTCGCCACAGGAAGTGCACCAGCTCATGGCCCAGGCGCGCGGCGCGGGCGGCCTGCGCTCGGGCGACGGCACCAAGTCCGGCGATGCGCGTGCGCGTCCGGCAATGCCTGGGAGCGCGCCAAGGTGGCCTGGGGCCAGCCCTTCGCCCTGGCCGAGCAGTTCAACCGCCGCTCCACCTTCATCGCGGCTTTCCGCATCGCCAAGGCCCAGGGCATGACGGACCCGGGCGCCTTCGCGCGCAATGCTGTGGTGGAGACCCAGTTCGTCTATTCCAAAGCCAACAAGCCCCAGTGGGCGCGCGGCGCCGTGGGCGGCACGCTGTTCACCTTCAAGACCTATTCCGTCAGCTACCTGGAACTGATGCAGCGCATGTGGAAGCAGGGCGGCCCGGAGGGCAAGCGTGCGGTGGGCTGGGCCCTGGCCATGCTGCTGCTGATGGGCGGCGCCGGAGGCGTGCCCTTCATGGAGGATGCCGAGGACCTGATCGACGGCGTGGGCCAAATGATGGGCTACAACGTCAGCGCCAAGCAGTGGCGCAAGGAGGCGCTGGCCGGCATCTTGGGCAAGGAGCTGGCCGAGTTCCTGGAGCAGGGCGTCTCGGGTCTGCCAGGTGCTCCCATCGACGTGTCCGGGCGCTTGGGCATGGGCAACCTGTTGCCAGGCACCGGCCTGCTGCTGACCAAGCAGAGCCGCGAACGGGATCTGCTGGAGGTGGCCGGACCCGCCGGTGATCTGGTGATGCGCGGGTTCACCGCTGGGCGCAAGGTGCTGACGGGCGACGTTGCTGGCGCGGCGCTGGAGGTCTCGCCCACGGCCGTGCGCAATGCGGTCAAGGGCGCGGACATGGCCGCCAGCGGCATGTACAAGGACACCAAGGGCTACAAGGTGATCGACACGACCTTGGGCGAGGCAGTGGCCAAAGCCATTGGATTCCAGCCCAAGAGCGTGGCGGAGATCCAGGAGGCCAACAGCTTCATGCAGCGAGCCAAGAGCTTCTACAGCCTGACCAGCAGCGAGATAAAGGCGCAGTGGGCGGATGCGCTGTTCCGCAAGGATGAGGGCGCCCTGGCGCGCGTGCGCGAACGCCTGGCCGCATGGAATCAGAACAACCCGGAGCAGCCCATCGTTGTGAAGGTGCCCGATGTCATGAAGAAGGTCCGCGAGATGGGCAAGGATCGGATTGACCGTATCGCGGACAACTCTCCAAAGGCGCTGCGGCAGCAGATGCGCGAGATGGCGGCGGAGGCACGGTAATGCACCGGATACCCACGGTGCCTGAGCTGCCGATTGAAGCCCACAGCGCCGAGCCCGATGATGATCAGCCAGTAGGTCTCGATCATCGAGCGGCGCTCGGCGTGAAATGAGCATCTGCTCAACTCAGGACGTGCAGACTAATATTTCCGCCGTTCCCAAGCCTTCGGGCTATTGCTTTTCGAATAACCAAACCGTGTTTCCTCCAAAACTACCGCATTGCCCGTGCACTGTTTGAGGACCGAGTAACGTTAAGCCATACTTCCCATTAAGGTTATCTAGATAGCATGTTTCAACTCGTGCGCCGGTGGGAAGATTGCGTACATCTCTATAATAGTATTTTGTGGTTTGAAAGCCGCATCCATTGCTCTGTGATGCATATAGAGCCCAACCATAGTTGTAGGTGTACATGTTGCACGCCGTCGCCAAATCTCCTCCGTCATAAACCTGAAATTCCTTCCAGGCCACGTGGGACGGAGATTTGGTTGTCTGGATAATAAGGTATCTTACCGGTTGTGCTATAAGATTGTAAAACTCGAGCCAGACGTGATCCGTTGTGTATTGTGAAATCGTTCCAAAGTCATGCGTAACTCCAGCTTCTGTTCGGCCATAAACTCTATGTATGGTTTGACCGGCAGGGTATTGAGCGGTAAGCATTCTTAGTTTGGAAAACATTCGCTCAGATCCGAGATCAATATCAATCCATTGCTTCGGCGGGCCGCCTGAATTCCAAGCAGTGTTGGGATTGCCGTCTGCCGCGAGACCCATATCAGCGACATTGCCGGATGCGTTGGTGATCGTGATAGGTAGCAGAACACCGCCGCTTTGTGCAGATGCACCTGCTGCGAACATCGCGGCAGAAGCGCCAATTGACGCCGCCAACATCTTGAATGATTTCATTTGCAACTACTCCTCCAGTTTTGAAGTCATGCATGCTAATAGAGTTTTGCTCGTGTATTTTTAGATTTCCACTATTGGGTTTTGGATTTATCGTTGAGACCTATTGGTTATTGAGCGAACTATTACTTTGCTAACTATTGGAGTAGTAAAAATGTAATTGGTCGCACACTTTCGCGGAGCGCGTGCCCCGGCTAGGGTTCGACCAATAGCCGCATGCCCGGGAGACTCCTGGGCATGCCATCCACTCCCAAGCCCATCGGCCCGTTCCCCCTCGGAATGGACAACCGCGCACCCGACTTCAAGCTCAGGCTGCCCGAGGGCTCCGGCCATCTGCTGCGTGATGCGCTCAACGTCGATGTGACGGCCCAGGGCTCGCTCAAGACGCGGGCTGGGTTTGCGCTGGCGGAGCAGGGCCTGGACTGCCATTCCGGCTGGTCGCCGCTGGACGGCTCGTATGGTCTGTACTGCGACAGCGGCGACATCTTCCGCATCGATGTGGATGCTGCTGGCGCCACAGCGCGCACCCAGGTGGCGGCCGGCTACGGACGGGTCACGCCCGTGGTCTATGCCGAGGTCAACGAGGCCGTGTACTTCACGGACGGCATCCGCGTCGGCTCCTATCACCCGGTGCCCGGCCCAACGCCGCGCTGGCTCGAAGCCCTGCCGCAGGTCGTGGGCGATGTGCAGTTTTCGCTCATGCCTGCGGGAAGCAGCATTGCCTACCAGGGCGGGCGGCTGCTGGTGGCCGTGGGCTCGGCGCTGATCTACAGCGAGCCTTTCACCCCGGGCCTGCGCGACGAGTCGCGGGGCTTCGAGATCTTCCCGGCGCCCATCACCTGCATCGCGGCCGTGGAGGCTGGCGTGTTTGTGATGGCGGACAAGACCTATTTCCTGGCCGGCGGCCTGCCGGCGCAGTCCATGCGCGCGGTGTTGCCGTACGGCGCGCTGCAGCAGCAGGCCGGGTATCGGCTCGCAGCCACGGGCGGCACGGACGGCGCGCACTGGATGAGCATGCGCGGCATCGTCTCGGCGCGGCCTGACGGGTCGCTGTCCAACCTGCAGGCCGAGCACATCGCCATGGAGGCCTCGGGCGCTGGAGCAACGCTGTACCGCGAGACGGACGGCATGCGCGCCATCGTGGCCACCCTCTCTCAATCCCCCAGCACTTCGGCCGGAGTGGGCTCCTATGCCCAGGCCCGGCTTGTACGAAAGGCCCAGCCATGA